TAATATTATGTTAATTACTATCTATAATATGAATAATAATATTACCCATTAACCCAAATAATAATAATTTTATTATATTACATATACTTAGATGAATGTTTCGTGGGGCAGGTGGGTTGCCCCACGTTAACCCAATTTACCCCTTTTGCAGATTTTAGTTGTGTTGCAATGCTGGGGAGTAGGTGGTAGTATTTTGGGGAAATACTTGATTTGGGAGCGTAAATGAGCAATCACGGTGTATTATTAAAGCGCAAATTAAACAAACATGGTCGTGGTGCTGGGTGGGTTGCATCATCAAAATCAACCACTGGATACTACGGTGTTGATTACCACAAGGCATCGAAAAAATTCAGAGCGAGAGTGATGGTGCTCAAGAAAAGATATGAGCTTGGTATGTTTGAAACGGCAGAGGAAGCAAACGCTGCAGTTTTGAGAGCCAAGGAATGGTTATCAGAAAATCCTTATGAGAAATTTGAAACGGAGTACGAGGTTTAAATGATTACAGCTCAAGATATCTTTAACGAAGCAAGGGAATTAAAAGTATCTCCTGCTCGCGTTGCCTTCCATCATGGCATGACACCAAGCTCAAATATGTGGCTTGATATCAAGGAAGGTAAGGAGCGTGATGTAACGTACTCAGAAACAGAACTTACCAGTGAGCACCGGACTGATTTGCTGTCTCGTTATGCAATAGCTGCAGCTCGTGCCGTTCAGTTCCCAATAAATACATCGTTCATGCATTTACTTGGGTGCGTTGCCAGCGCAATGACGAGAAACTTTAGCGTTGAGTATTACCATTCAGAACTTCCAGTTTCTCTTTACGTAGTTACTTCTCAGCCTCCATCAGCAGGGAAAACCGCTATCAACTCAATGCATATGAATCCGGTGAAGATTGAATATGACAACCTTTCCAAAAAGATGGAAAAGCAGATCATAAAAATAAATCTTCGCATTGAAGAATTGATGAAGGCATACAAAGAGGCAAGTAATCAGAATGCAAAGGCACTAATCGGAGATGATATTGCTCGCGAAAAGGAGAAGCTGGAGGAGCTTTATACGATCACATATCCACTGACGGATGCGACGCCGGAGGCTGTTCAGCATCAGGCCATTCATGAGGGTGGTTTTTTTAATCTGATAAGTGACGAGGCAAGTGTTCTCAACACATGCCTTGGACTCTCTTACGGAAAAGAAGGTGGAAAGGCAAACGCCGAAGTCATCCTGAAAGGATGGGATGGCGGATTCATTGGTTCTGCTCGTGTTGGTCGTGGAGTTTCATCTGGTTACGTGCTTGGAAACATAAGTGTGATTGCGCAGGATGAAAGTATTGATGCCATTCTTGCCGCTGGCGACAGGGGTAACGGTCTTTCTGAACGTTTCCTGATGTTGCGGGAGCAATCAATGCTTGGCTATCGAGAACACTGGGACATGGTTAATGACTGCCCTGTAAGCAAGCCAATGCCAGACGGATTGAGGTCTGAGTATGCAAGATTTATACATAATGTCGTGTCAGCAGAAAAAACAAAGCTGACGCTTCACAATGACTCAGCAAGAATGATCGGCCTGTTGCGAAATCAGTGGGAGAAAAACTTCCTTCCAGGCGGTAAGTGGGATCACGTTCTTCTTCGTGGCGCGATGGGTAAAGCTGATAAGCAAATAATCCGTCTGGCAGCAATATTTCACGCTGCTGAAAACTGGTGCGATGGAGGAAAGCGTTCAAAGATTATCGGTGAAAATGAAATTAGTCGCGCTATCAGCGTTTATGACGCACTGACAAAAACGTTCACTGATGCTGTTGAATCAAATGGGTATGCTGGCGAGCGTTCTGAATTTGATGTTGTTGCCGAAAAGCTACGCTCTGCCGCTCAGAAAGGAAAAACAAACGTAACGGTGAAGTGGCTTTATGATTCACTTAAAAACGTGCGACCATTCAAAGGAATACCTAAAATTTACGACCGCCTCAGGTCAAGTGTATTGCCATCTCTGGAAGAAGATGGTTACTGCGTATTTATCGGAAATACTGTTCACATAAATCCGAGGTTGAAATGAGTCCAGAAGATGATTGGCATGATGTTGAATGGTTTGATTGCTGTCTGTGGCGTCCGCAGATAGGAAGAAATGTCATGGCATTAACTGTTGATGGTGAAAGAATTCACGCAATTTATGATGGTAATAAATTTTTATCATCAAATGATTTGGTTGAAATAATTCGCGTTACACATTGGTGTTATGAGGATGTTTGAAACGAGCAAAACACACGAACTAAAAATCTTACCTGAGCACTTCTGGCATGTCGTTACTGGGCACAAGAAAGCAGAGTTAAGAAAGAATGACCGTGATTTTAAGGTTGGAGGCACGATCATTCTTTATGAGTGGAATGGAGACTACACAGGAGAGAGGACAGAGAGAACTATAGTTCACATTGCTGATGTCGGCGCTTATCTTCCAGGGTATGTCCTTCTCAGTATTAATGAGATTGCTAACTGGAAAGATGCGCGTCTTTTCGACCATAAAGATGGACAGGAGGTTGTTATTATTGATGCTGATCGCGTCAAGGTAGCTGCTAAGTATGATGACTCAGGAATATACTGGTGCAATCACACGGGTAAGTCGCTACGAAATGTAGCCTTCTGGACTGAAGCACCAGAGTTCAAGGAATAACAAAAACCCTCCATATGGAGGGTTTCTTTTATCTGATGACTGACATTTTTTCTATCAACTCGCCAGCGTCATAAATCTTTCTCCTGATTCTCTTCGCTATCCTGATTGTGTCAGAATCATCAGGAAGCATCACCGGAAGCCCTGCATTTTCCGCAGCGCAAAGCTCGTCAAATTTATAATTAACTATGCAGCGTAACCGTGCTTTCGTCTCTCGGCTAACAGAACGCACCACTTCCCACATGTTTTCCGGCGACCAGCAGCACCAGACATGCGCTCCAGTGAAGTAATGGCATTTCCACGCGTCTGCATAATCAGATACCAGGTAGATGAACTTCCCGTTATCTTCTCCGATTGTGCTTATCGCTCCGCGTGTGAGTTTGCCGTTGATGGCTGAGTCCTTATTGTATCCTGCGCGGAAAAACGTTCTGAATGAATCACCATCCATACCAATGAATGCCACGTTGCACGGATTCATTGTGTCAGCGCGTATCATCTCAACCGCAATAAGCTCTCCGGATTTACCTCTGACGACGTTAACGTCGCAACCAATACCATTTATCAAAGTCCACTCATTCATCGCGACACGCGTCGTTTTAGCTATGATTGCGGCGACTTCCTGCTCGGTAATGAAGTCGTCATTGTAATTTATCTTCGGCAGTTCCTTCCTGATTGCCTCCAGCTTTTCGCGTGGGTGCATGTTCAGGAATCCAACCAGCGCCTTCAGTGCTTCTGGAAAGTTCATGCCAGAAAGTTTCATTAGCCAGGTGATTCCGCTGCCGTTTCCGCACTGGTTGCAGATGGCTCCGCCGTCACCTTTGTAGTCCAGGTTATCATCGAATCGAAATCTGTCGCGACCGCCGCAACTTGGGCATGGCTGGTGCTTGCCATTGAAAACTCTGCTATCCACATTGACGATAGACATGATGGCGGCCTGCCAGTTTCCAAGCATTTTTGGCTCAATGTCTTTCCAGTCGTATCGCATAAATTGACCCTTGATTGTTGGTGTAGATTGAGTATAAGCTAACTGACGTAGAAACATCAACAAAGGTTAGTTGCCATGACGCATAAAATAGACAAGATGATTTCAGAGATTGATATTAATCTGCTGAAATCTTATCTGGATACTGGTGATATCGAGCCAAGACCATATCAGTGGTTGATATATAAGTTAACTGGTGATGTGATTCGTCATTATGTTGGACCTAGCTATGTAACAGCAAGCGTCGGTAGCGGAAAGTCACTTATGATTGCCATGATAGCAAAGCGTTTTCAGGAGATGGGCTATTCAGGGATGATTCTATCAAGACAGGGCGAAATAGTGGAGCAAGATGCGGAAGAGCTATGGTCGCTTGGTGTTAGAAACTCGCTATTCAGTGCTTCGTTGGGTAGGAAAAGTTCTACGTACCCAATAATCTGTGGTTCTGAGGGTACTGTTGTAAATGCTTTGTTTGATAAAAAGGATGAGTCAGGGAATGTTATTGCAAAAGGTGCGCTTTCTGACTTTTGCCCAAGATTCCTGCTTATCGATGAAAATCATATGGTTAATGACATTGATGTTGTTAATGATGGTGATACGCAGTATGCAGTGATAATTAATGAGCTAATGAAAAGGTGCAAAGATAAGTACGGCCATGAGTTGAGGATAATAGGTTATACAGGCTCACCGTTCCGAGGTACTACATCAATAAAAGGTGCTTTCTGGAAGAAAGAGATTATCAATATAGACACCAAGTACATGGTTGAAAACGGTTTTCTTGTTCCAACAATTTTTGGTCTTCATGATGTTGACAGTCTGCATTATGACCTTTCTGAGTTTCATGGTTCAGATGTTGATGGTACTCAGGATTTTACCACCGAGCAGCTCAAGCAGATGCAGAAAGAAATACTTGAGCAGGGCACTCTCACACAGAAAATTATGCTTAAGGTTATGGAGCTGACTAAAAACAGAAATGGCGTGTTAATTACGTGTGCTGGCAAGAAACACTGTCAGGAGGCGGCAAAATACCTACCTGAAGGAAGTTATTCAATAGTTACAGAAGATATGGGGCCAAAAGCCAGAAGGAAGGCTCTAAAAGATGCATACACCGGGCGCAAAAAATTCACATTCCAGATAGCCGCCCTTACCACTGGCGTAAATATACCGTTATGGGATACGAGCTGCATATTACGAAAAATAATGTCACTCACTCTTCTTGTTCAGTTGCTTGGTCGCGGAATGCGCCTGCTGAAGAAAGAGCAAATTGATGCAGGGTATCATAAAGAAGACCATCTGGTTCTTGATTTCTCAGGCACGATGTTTGAGCTTGGTCAGCTATATGAAGACCCGATTCTTGAAGAGGCTGAAGCGCAACGTTCAAAACGCAGTGGCGAACAAGTTCCGTGTCCTAAGTGCGGAACAATGAACAGTCCATATGCGCGTCGCTGCATCGGGAAAGATGCACTATCGCCAGATGGTCGTTGCGAGGAGTTTTTCAGCTACATCCGCTGTGGATTTGACAAGCATGGAATCCGTATTTTTGATGATGGATGTGGTACTAAAAACGACCCTACAGCGCGCTATTGCCGACATTGCGATCATGTTTTGCGCGACCCTAACGCGGCATTGAATGAGCGTGCGTATACTGATAATGAGTGGACTGATGTTAAAGACTTCAAAATTGAATTAACGAAAGATGAAAAGGGTGTTGTTTATCGTTATTTCATTACAAAAGAGAATGGCAAGGATGGGTGGGCTAATGAGGTCTTTTATCCTTTTGGGCGGCAGGAGAAGTACCTGAAAAATCAGTTCAAGATTAAAGGTTTGTTAAACCATGTGTCTGACAGGAATCTAATTGATAACCTTATGAATTGCCACAGTGCAAAAGCATTCATGGCATTTACTGGACTTATTCGTGCTCCAAAACGAATAACGCATCGTTTTAACGATAAAGGCCGAGACATCATCCACAGAAAAGATTTTTCAGGAGAGCAAAGTGAAAAAACGATTCAAGCAGCATGAACTGAGCGAGAAGGTATTTATATTTGATGATGGTCATCGCGGAAAGTGTCCTTATGAAGATACTGACTTAATTGGATACTGGATGTGGATGCAACATAAATTTCCCGATGTTCTTTGGTTTCATACGCCAAACGAGACAAGGAAGCCAACTCCACAATACCTTGAAAGCAGGAGAAGGAAGGGTGTTCTTGATGGTGTATCTGATATTGTCATTTTGACGCCGGGAATAAGCTGGTCGAAGGCGATAATTGAAGCAAAAAGGCATGATTCATCTCTAAGTCAATGGCAGCCTGGGCAAATACCATTTCTCAATAAGGGAGCAGAGAATGGGGCTTTTGCTGCTGTGGCCTGTGGACTTGAGCAACTAAAAAAAGCCACACTTTTCTATTTTGGCTTGATTTCCGATGTAGATTGATGTAGATTCATTTACGTGATGATGAGTGAGGTTAACAATGAAAGTCTATTTCAATAATGAACTCAGTAATGAGGATTACCACGCCGACACAGAGCATATTAATGGCTCTGGTCTGTGGAACATATATGACAGATGCCCCGCAGCTTGGCGCTACAAAGACGAAGAAGATGAGCAATCAAAAGCTCTTATCTTCGGTACAGGTAGCCATACTGCGTTGCTTGAACCAGAGCGTTTCGATGCGGAATATGCTCGCATGCCGACCAAAGAAGATTTTGGCGAAGACCTGCTTGTGACCGTAAGCGATATGAACTCATGGGCAAAAGAACGAGGAATCAAAGGGCTTTCAGGAAAGTCTAAAGCTGATGTGATCAAAATCATTCGGGCAACTGGCGAGCCAGTGAAGATTTACGACGAAGAACGTCTTATTGCTGAAATTAACGCCAATGGTCGCATTCTGTTAGAAGGAAATGATTATGACGCTATTCAGCAAATGCGTGCTGTAATCCACGCAAACAGCTATTACAGCAGCCTTCTTGCTGGTGCTTATGCGGAAGTGTCAATTCTCGGTGAGCTTAACGGAGAGAAGGCAAAGGTTCGTTTTGACTGCCTGACAAAAGGTGGAGACATCATTGACTACAAGACAGCGGTTAGCGCCAAGCCGGAAGAGTTTTTCCGCCACGCCGCGCAACTAGGGTACTTTATGAAAATGGCGATGCAGCACGATATGTTTGTTGCGGCATATGGTCACGCTCCACGCTCTGTGAATCTTCTTGTTCAGGAAAAGAAAGCACCGTTTATTCCTGCGTTAATTCGATTAACGGAAGAACAATTACATATTGGTAGAATTCAGTTGCATGGTGCTATGGAAATTTACAAGGCGTGCAAAAAAGCCAATTCGTGGCCGGGTTATTCAATGGGTAATCCTGTTATCGAAATGGAAACGCCTGAATGGTTTAAGAAGCAATTTAACATGTAATTTATAGTAAATGAGGTGAAGTGATGAAAAAATTCGGAAATTGGAAGCAAAAAGAAACTAGCGGTAAATATACATTTATTTCCTCTGATTTTGCTGATGACACGCAGGCTCTGAGTGATGACGAGGTATCTCATTATGATGGATACCTTGTTGCTGAATCCATTAAAACAGGAGCAGTCTCAAGGTTAATTGAAATGGCACCTGAAATGAGAAAGTTACTAATGGAGCTTATTGACATTGAAGGTCCTCAGCCGGCAACTTGTTATTGGTATAGAAAAGTAAAATCAATTCTTGAATTTATTGAAGGGGGTGAATGATGACTTTCTCAGAACAAAAAGCAAATTTGATTAAGGCTCTGGTTGAGGCTCGAAAGGTGATGAGTAGTGGCGCAAAGAAAAACTCAAAAAACCCACACCTGAAAAGCAATTATGCAAACCTTGAGTCGTTTCTTGATGCAATACGCCCTGCGCTTGAGGCTAACGGTCTTATAATCATCCAGAATGCCATTGATGGTGATTCAATGGATGTGCTTAAACTTGAAACAACGATAATGCATGAGTCTGGTGAGTACATGTCATCAGTGATGCCAATGCCAGTAGCCAAGAAGGATGCGCAGGGGTACGGCTCAGCAATGACGTATGCGCGCAGATATTCCATCGCGGCAATGTTTGGCATTGCTCAGGCTGATGATGACGGTAATGCTGCTCGCAAATCGCCAAAAGACGCAGTTGCATTAATTCGAAACGCAGCAAGCATGGAAGAATTAGCCTCAATCTATGGCGAAGAATACAAGGCGTTCCGTGGAGACGATGCAGCAACTCGCGTTATTGTTGGTGCTTATCAGGAGATGAAGGCAAAATTCATGGTATCAGGCGAATCATTCAACCCTGCAAAACTGGCTAAACCGCAACCACAACAGCCAGAACCACAGGAAGAAAAAACCGAACATAAACCAACTCCAATTGAAGGATTTTAATAAATGGCTCGTGGCGTAAATAAAGTAATTATCGTTGGTACTCTTGGTAACGACCCTGAAGTTAAACATTCAGCATCAGGTTCTGCAATTGCTAATCTTTCTGTTGCAACATCTGAGCAGTGGAAAGATAAGCAAACAGGAGAAAAGAAGGAACAGACTGAATGGCATCGCATAGTCATCTTCGGGAAACTTGCGGAAGTTGCAGGAGAATACCTTCGCAAAGGTTCACAAGTTTACATCGAAGGACAACTTCGAACTCGTAAATGGACTGACAGCAACGGTGTGGACAAGTACACCACTGAGATTGTCATCCCACAGATTGGCGGCGTTATGCAGATGCTTGGCGGTAAACGTGATGATTCTGGTCAGCAACAACCACGCCAGCAATCAGGCCAACAACCGCAACGACAACAACAGCCACCAAAACAACAAAGCCCACAAGGAGGTAATGAGCCACCGATGGACTTCGACGATTCAATACCCTTTTGATGATAAAACTAACCCCGCCGAAGCGGGGTTTTACACTATAATCACACAGTTGCTAATGTAACCCTAACTAAATAACCATCAGCTTTCTTGACAAGTGCTTTTAGTGAGCTTCCTTCCCAGTATGGAACGAAGCAAGAGTTATCTTTTACTGCGCTATCGCTAACGACGGTTGGGCTGAAAGGTATTTCTGCTGCCCTGTTGTCTGTGTAGTTAACCTTTATTGATACGGCATCACTAACACTTCCAGACGCAGCCCCCAAAGACGCCCATGCCGACCCACTTCCAGCGCCATTTGAATGTGCCTTAATACTAACGGCATCCATTGTAGTGCTCAGCTTATGCAGCCTGATATCTAATATGCCAGTATCTTGGTAACTGTTAATCCTGGAATTCCCCAGCATTGGGTCAACAATGTTAGCAGCATTAACCTTTCTACTGTCAACATTACCAGTAATACCTGATATTGTAGTGTTTGGCGCGTCTACTATCAGTCCGTTAGATGGGGTTGGCTTTATACCAACTAAACGCAAACCATTAACAATACAATCTCCTTGTATGTATACCTGATTTCCATTGAAATCCAGCGTATTTGTATCTATTACTGAAACATTGGTGAATGTCTTTCCATATGTAAACCATAGTGCTCCAGAGCCTGCGCAATCTTGCATCAAGACGTTTGATACATAGCCGCCTTTACCATCCATTCCTATGCCAACACCTAGTGAGCCAATAGCTACAAGGTCATCAATTATGTGGTTGGTCGGTAATTGATGTACTGGATACTCAGCCAACGTATAATCACCTGGCCTGTCAGTTTCATTGCCGATATCAGCGCCTAAATCAAACCCATCCCACACAGGGTACATTGATAATGATTTTCTAAACTGAAGATTGTAACAACGGGCAGATGTACTTCCGACCGTTCCCTGCCATGTCTTAACACCTGACTCCCCAGGACGGAATGACGTAAAACCTATAACACCGCCATCATGGTCAACCCCGCCATCTTGGCGCAGGAATTGAACTGAGCTAACAGAACCGTAAGCAATTCTCCCACCTATACAGTAGTTACCAACCCCCTTATTACCGGATAGATTCATAAAGGTAATTCCCGCATCCCCACCTGCTACCGCCAAATCAGAATCAACAGCTTTACAATAAAAGCAAGTATCAAACAGGTAGCAACCGACCGACCCTTTAGCATTTTTTACAGTAATACCAGTACAGTTAAAAATACGAAGTGTGGAATGGATATGTTGGTCTTTCGCATAACTAGGCAGCAATGCCTCAATTCCAGGAAATTTGGTGTAGTCGCTTACGGTTGGTTGATAACCCCTATCCCTGGTTTGTGCCAGCGTTGCCGCAACTGCCGCGGCCTCCGTAATCCAACTTCCATCTCCATTCCATGGAAAAATCATCCACGGAGTTGTGGCACTTTCCATATACGGAGAGTTTACTAAAGAACCCGCGCCAAGATTAGTAAATGTAAGATTACCATCTCCGATAAATTTAGCTTTACAGTCGATGGTTAGTACTTTGCCGCCAAAATCAACTGTCTCGTTGTCGGTGAATGTATAGTCGCGGTCAATCAACACTCCGTCAACTGCTGCTGTTGCTGCTTCCTGCAAGGTAGAATAATCTGATAATTTTACTGAATATTTGAATTTTTTGTTGGCTTCCTGTCTAAATGCTGCGTCACCAACACTAATCCACGCGCCTAAACCAACGCCACCAGTTGATGCAGGAGTTGAACCAGCAGCTACAGCCTTAGGAAATGCACCATCCCATCGGTAATATTCTCCGGTTGCCTCGTAACGTAGCACCTGATTTGGTAGCGTCAACGTCGCGCCATCTTCAAAGCTATCCATTGTGATATATCCATAAGCACGAATGGCCTCTTCCGCAGTGTACTGGAATCCAGCAATAGTCCAGCGTTTTACGCCAAATCTGTCCACATAGTAATGTGCATCAGATGTCATGACTTCATCAAATTTACCAGCGTTAAACTTCAGGTCGCGCGGGTCTTCTGACGGGATTGGTAAGCTAGTCGGTGTGGTAGCCATTATAATAAATGCTCCTTTGTGAATTTGATGTATATTGTATCACGATGACGGGATGACATATTCGTACATGTCATCACTGTATTCGCTCATGGTCAGAGTTGTTGTACCGTCACTTCCTGGATTTTTCTGGCTGACAACCCACAGAGTGGTATCCAGTTCTTTTTCAGTGCTCAGCACATAGCGAGATTCAGATTGCACGCTTGCTCCATCCCATATATTCAGCTGGAAATCAGTCGGCAGGTTGCAGGTGAATGTATGCAATCCGGTCACTGTTGCTGGCAATCTGTCTGATGTGCTGCCATCAGAACTGGTAATCACAACATAAAGATTATCATCAGCCGTTAGTTGCTCGCTTGTTGTGAATACGTTTCCGTTGCGCGCTTCAATAACGCCAGTCTGTTGCACATCATCATACATATCGACAACCTGAATCATGTCACCAACGTTCACATATTCCCCATCCGAAAGAGCCTTAATCTCCATGCTACGACGGGAGTAAATCAGGCGGCGACACTCAAGGATTGCCATGTCAACAGCCTGATATCGATTGCGAACATAAAGCATGTCGAATTTCTTGGCTTTCGTTGGTTCGCCTTCGACTATTCCGCTATCGGTAATTCGGTAGTAAACGTTGGCTTGCTTATTCGTTGTTGGGTCGCGGTATTCGACGTTAACCCCGTCATAAGTCCCTGGAAGGCTGATGTCGTAACTTAACTTGTATCCGTCGCTCTGCGTGTTTCTGGTGTTAAATACTGTTGCTGGATATTCTCGTTTCTCATCACGCGAAAAGCTCATCACGCCATCATCCCAGAATGCGGTGACTCGTGCTGCGTCGCAGATTGTTTGCAGGCGTTCGCCAATACTTTTATCTTCATCATCGAATGTATAGTCGAAACAACCAAGTCGCTCATCAGGCAGGCTGTCGGCAATTTCATACAGCTTCACTATGTCGATCGTGTTTTCTGGATTTCCAGCGGTAATAAGCCAGTTATGCAGAACAGCATCAGCAAAGCTACGGGATGGCGCAAGCGTGTAGCGCACAGTTCCAGTGTCGCGATTATATCCGATAGTATGGCGCGTGATTAGCGCATTATATTTCCTGTCTCGGCTGCCTGTTGCGTTTTCTGTAGCTCGCACAACCACCTTCACCACTGTATCATCTGGATATGAAACATTTGTTCTCGTAACGATTGAGTGTATTTCCTCAAGCTGAAGGATTGACGTGTCGGAACTGTTGTTTGTCCGTCGCATCTGAATCGCATAGCGACCAGTTCCAGCATCTGGGGTTAGCTTGATTGTATAGTAGAACGTGTCGTTTCTGTCCACGTCCCGATAATAGTTCATCGACTGATATGTTCCTGGAATCTGAACGTTATCGTCATCAATCTTCCACCACTCAATGAGCACGCTGAAATCATTGCCATCATTGGTCTGGTGTTGCAGGTGCACCCAAAGCTGATCACCTTCAATCGGTGAGAAGTACGGACCGGAAACGATGGCTTGATTGTCAGAAATAGTAAAGTAATTATTGTTAATGGTTACTCCATCCAGTGATGATACAAGTTGATTGCCAGAGTAATCTATATTGGTAATTATAAATGTGTACCAGTAGTTTTCTGGCGGCACACCTCCGTCGTCAGTTTCTGTTGCTGATATCAATCTTCCAGATAGCGTTATGTCGCGAGTGACAGTAACACCACCCACTGTAGGGAATGATACGTTAATGCCAAATGTAACATCATGCGGCAATGTCAGATCAACGAAATAATCAAAATCATCGTTTTTTGGTATCTTCGCAAGGAATTGTCCATTGACGTACTCCATTTGCGTTACCGTGGTTGTTGTTGCAGTTTCAATGACCACTGGCGGCGGGTCGGTATTAAGTTCGTTTGGTCCGTAAAGCTCTTGCCCATCAACATCATCAAATGCGTAAGGTTCATACACAACCGGGATCACCTCTCCCGGCTGATAAATGGTGTAACTCGCGCCAGCCAGTGAGCCTAGGTTTGATTCCGAGTAACGCACCGAAGATACATCATACTTGCCGAGGCCAAAATTCATAAACTCGGTGACATATTTAATATTGTTGATATATTCGAATAATGATTCCTGAAGCAAATCAGGGAATGCGCGAATTTGCCCGAAGTTATCAGGACGCGCCTCGCCGTTGCGCGCGATGTTGGTTTGCGCCTTCAGACTGGTGTTCGGTGATGTTTTCGAACTGGTGTCGGTTTTTGGTGTCGATACCTTTGGCGTAAGGAACGAGAAAATCTTTGTTACTGGCTTCAGTATCGCACCGATAAGGTCGCCAATTGCGCCAGATGGCTGACAATAAACGTTGACCACATCGCCATCTCGCAGACAGAAGGAAAGTTCATCATCTTCACCAAGCATTCGTCCGTTTACGGAAATAGAAATGTTTGCCGGGAGACTGGATTTACTCAGCCACTTCCACAGGTTTGTGCCAACCGGAACAATTCCCGTCTCTTTTGGTGTGCCCGGCAGTTTCTGAACATGAATTACTGGCATAGGTAAGAAACCTTAACTTTGTTGATATTTTTTCGAGTGTTCGCAGCCTGTCAAACCTGACAGCCGTTTTCTCTCGCGCATGGAGTATTCTATCACGGCCCCATATCATGGCGATGTGCACAGGAGTGTTACCTCGATATGCCACGACAACATCCCCAATCTCTGGCGACTGCGTATCCTGCCAGAACGTCACCTCGCTATCGAAGCAGGTAGCAAATGAACCGCCATTGTCATAGCTGTCATCATGGTGGATATTAATGCCACGGCACAGTCGGTAATAAAGCACCACCAGCCCCCAGCAATCAACCGCGTCAACATGGCAGCATCTGTCTTTATACGGCTTGCCAAACATTAACTGCGCAAATTCTTCATCAGACATTACGCAGACCGGGGAATTGAGCGATGTCATAAAGTTTTGCCACGTTTCCTTTGATTGGGTTTTTGATTGACAGCGTCACGGTAACATCAGAACCATCCATTGCCACGTCACTGACATACAGGCGATACGGCTTCAACGGCGTGTTCGTGTCTGTCTCTTCAAATCGCTGATATAGCGCAGTGATTGGCTCTATGCGACCAGAGCCAGTCCACAATTTCAGATATTGCTTGAAGTCATTAGCCAGACGAGCAAACTTGACGGTTGCGTTAATAGCTGGCGTGTTCGACTGTTGAGACTGTGTGATGTCCATGCGCACTGGCAGGTAAGTTTCACCGCCAAGCACCATTTCATCAAGCACGTTAGCCACAAGTCGAACGTAGCCAAATGACGAGTGGTAAAACGTTATCGTGTCGAACAGCGCCCAGTTAGGGCGCTTTGCTTTATAATCGCGTAATGATGGCATTATTGGTACTCCGGCAGGTCACGGTTAACTACTTCATCAAGCCAGCTGTACCATCTGTAATCCAGTTCCACCAGGACATCATCAAACTCATCCATCGTGTTATTGAGTTTCTTAGCGATAACATTGCCAGTCCACGTAACCACGCCGCCATCAATGCTGGTTTGCACCGGGTAATCGGTAAAGTGCAGTGTCTGCTCCTGCAATCCGCTGCCGCCGAGGTCGATCATCATGGTGAACCAGTTGTTGCACTTATTCAGGTAGCGTGAGCTGCGCAACCACTGGATAAATGCACGTTCTTCCGCCAGTGTAAACTTCCACGTCAGGCTCCATGTTGCCGCAATATCAGTTGTCAGCTTCTGGAAAATTGGTGTTCCGACCGCAGGCTGGTCACTGCGGAACGGGGTTTGCTGTGTCAGGTTCTTACTGGCTCGCTGTGCTAGTGGCAGCCAGTCAGGGTATTTAATGATAGCCATTATTCTGTTGCTCTCCGGTTTGTTGAGTAATTTCTTGAAATGGCCTGCCCTATCGCGCCGTTGTTTTCGATATCACTCACAATAGTCTCAATTGTCACACTTCCGTCACCGTTATCTCTGGCGCTGCTGCTAACCTGCGCTGAGCTGTTATTTATCACGTTATTATAAACCACAACGCCACCACTTCCGCCCGTCAGGTCTTTGTTGCTGATAACCCGACCACTATCTCCCGGTATCATGTACTGATGACCGTTTGATGCCTTGAATATCTCAGGGAGGTTGTTCTCGCCGACGCGGTACATTGAACCTTCCTGAGCTGGTCCACCATTCTTTAATGCTCCGGCAACAGACATTGCTTTAGCCACACCAACAGTGGAAATAATGCCAGCCTGCGCTGGCATCGCGTTGGCCCCAGCTGTGGCAAGTGAGGTCATTGCCGCTGCTGGCGCCATAGCCGCTGCAATAATTTGCGCCTGAGCCGCTGCCATTCCTGATGCTGCGGTCATTCCTGCTGCGCCCATGATAGCTGATTTGGCCCAATCTATACCCATTTGTACAAACGCATTGATAACGCTGGACAGAATATTTGAGCCAATTGATCGCAGAGCCTCTGATACAGACATTGAGCCAGTAAGGATGCCAGTTAACGCGTTTCCAGCAGTCTGCCCGAAAGCATCAAATGCTGCTGCGGCTGATTGTGTTGCTGCGCTCTGCTGGCTCCATTCCTGCCACATGGCATCAATTCGTTGCTGGCGGTACTGAGCCTCTATTGCTGCGCGAGTCTGTTCAATCTCCGTGATTTTTTGCGGATATGCTGCGGCGTAGGCATCAAGGTCAGCCATGCGTTGCTGGTATTCGCTATCAATGCCAGACGTTGGCGATGCAATGGCGCGCAGTCCCTGATATGATTTTTCTACACGCTGCCTTTCCTTCTCCGCTTCTGCCTGCTCCTTCAACGCATTCTTCTGGTCCCAAATCTTAGCGGCATATTCACCAGCCAGTTTTATCTGCTCATGAGTAGCCGCCTTGCCAAGCGACTGCTGGGCATTGAGAATAGCTTGTTCGCGTGATAGTCCGCTGGTAGATGTGGCATTGAGCATGGTTTGCTGGCGTAATTTCTCCAGCTTTTCAGCGACTGATTCAGCTTGTCTTTCTTCGGCGCTTTTACCCTTTCCTTTGCCTTTTTTGTCTTTCTCTGCCGCTTTAGGAACTGTCAAATGCGCCTGAGCTTTTGCTGCTTCTCCTGTTGACTTAGTTACGGCATCCATATCTGAGACCAAAGTTGCAGCCTGATTTGCTACCGCCGCTATTGCCTGATTTTGTGCCGCCCATCCGTCAATGCCAACCCATGACCAAGTTCTAGCCCTGCGACTGAACATTTCGGCTGTTGACGTCAAATCAGAAATAACCTCTGCTGCACTTACAGTTTGACCAGTAAGTCTGTTTATTGCTGAAGTGATAGAATCAATAACAGAAACAAAAGTGGAACTGGCTCCGGTTGCTTCGTTTATGCTTGCTATCATTTTTGCAAATGATGTTTCAAGACTGCCAGTAGCCTGAGATATAGAGCGCGGAAGTTTTTCAAACTCAGCATTAACGACGCTTGTCCTGTCCTGAATGGCATTTAACGCATCCTCAGCAGTCAGTTTCCCGTCGAGCATTCTGGCGCGAAGCTCACCCATTGAAATGCCTAGTCCTGCCGCAATCTGGCGCGCAAGCTCCGGCATCTGTTCAAGGATAGAGTTAAATTCTTCGGCGCGGATCGTGCCAGATGCGATTGACTGACCGAACTGACGTAAGGCGTTCGCCATTTCCTCGGTTGAAGAACCGCCGATTCGGCCTATTTTTTGCAGTGTATCGGTGAGGTTAAGCACCTGCGCATTCGTCGCGCCAGCCTCTTTCAGTGATGATGTTAACGTTTCCCATAACTTCGTTGTATCACTGAGGCTTGCGCCAGTAGTTGATGCGATATTTGCCAGTGAACTGAATGTTTCGTTCGCAGTTTTTGCATCAGTTGACAGGCGAGCAATCCTTGCCTGAAGCTGAGTCATGTTATCGGCAACCTCAAGGAATCTTTTTCCCCATTCGATAATCAATGACACTGAGATGGCACCAGCTAACATAGACATACTGGTTTTAAGCCCTGAAGCTGCACCGCCAGCATTCTTCATTCCGCTGCCAGCATTGCGTGCGCCTTTGTCCAGTTTGTTAAGCTCACCAGTGGTTTTATTCAGTGATGATTCAAGGTCATCCAGAGTCTTGTTGGCTGTTGTCGCGCCAGCTTTCAGGCCTTTAACATCCATCCCGACTTCATAAACAATTCCGCCGACTTCTTCAGCCATTATGTATTCCTCGCTTTTTTCGCTTTGCGTTCAGCCAGTGCCTTCATGCGCTCCCGGTCTGCTTTGGCCTGATCGTACTCTGCCGCGCGCTCTTCTTTTGTCAGCCCTTTCGGCTCAGGATATTTATTCTTAATCATCATCTGAAACTCTGTCATGGACAGATTCTCTGCCTCATCGCGCGACATATCGAAATGTGTGCGTGCCGAGATGATGTACTGTGATGCATGAAACTCGTTTGTGGTTTTCTTGCCCTGATCTTCCAGTCGTTCAGGTACTTTGAGTGGTGACTTGCCAATGATGCCGTGTTGCATCAGGTTGCGCGCAATAATAATAATGTCGCTCACTGGCATGATGCCCGGCACGTATCGCACGCCGCGCGGTGTTGGCTTCCACCCACCAATCAGCACGGAAACATCATCTTCACAGCATGACTGCATGACAATATATGCCGCACTCAGTACATGGCGACCATACACAGGCTTGCTGATAGTCTTCATGACCTGCATCTGCGCGCCAAAAGGTAGATACTCTACGTGCTGCAATGGCGCAACATAATCAATGCCATTGAGCTTAGCGTACACCTCGACGATTTCCTTTGGTGTGCCAATTTCATTCATGGCGCGGAATGATGGCTTAAAGAAAAAACTTCTGTCAGAAAGCGAGATGCGCATCTCCCCGATTTCTGTTAGTGGCGTGCTATTGCTCATGTTTTGCATCCTGAATTTGACTGATGTTGATTATATCATCTCAGTGGTGTTGACACCTACGAGGCGGTGATGTAGATTCAAGTCATCGAAACGAGTGATGAATAAATGAGGTGAGTTATGAAAATTAAAACGTTGATTGCATCAGTGCTATTTGCTTCCTCCTTTGCGGTAAGCGCAACATCTGAGGTTTGCAAAAACATCGGAGAAATCGCCATGAACACTGCCGATGCTCGCGATAACGGTATCAGCAAGAATCTTGCCGAGGTGGTAGTTAAGGGGGCCGCAAAAAACAACGAATTAGCAGAAATGATCGCCATTGCTATCGTAGAAATGGTTTATGCACGCAAGGATATGACCAAAGAGCAATTGCGTGATGTATCTGTTGCTTTGTGTGAAAAGAATGGCATTTAATATAAACAATTTATTAACAGTTGAGGCTAGCTATGGACGTTGTTATTTTGTTGTTTTTCGCTGGATTGGTGGTATTTGCTTATCTTCTCCCGTCATTTGTGGCATTGCAAAGAAAGCACACAAATACGACCGCAATCTGTGTATTGAATATTCTCGTCGGATGGAGCTTTATTGGATGGGTTGCGGCACTGGTTTGGGCATTGGTTAAGAGTGGCGACAAGAAATGAACGAGCAAACAAAAGCTGACCTGATTTTCTACACTGATTTGTATGTCGATGCAGGTTACGATTACGAAGAAGCAGAGCGCATGGCGAAAGACTTGCTTCGTGTGATTGGTGTGATTTTTGATGAGGATAAGGTGATATGAGCCAGTGGATTAAGTGTAGTGAGCGGATGCCTGAAGAAGGCAAACCAGTTTTGGTCGTCAGTAGTATGGGTGGTGCTGTTCAGAACAATGTGTACGAGTGGGACGGAAAAACTTGGTGTGATTTTCGTGCGGACTACGGGGAATTCGAGCAGGAAGTGTTTTCTCATTGGATGCCGCTACCGGAGCCACCACAAGAATAAAATAAAGCCCCTTTCGGGGCTTTTTCTTTATCAGGATACGGTGCAAGCCGTGCTAATAATAACTTCAGGGTCAGTAGATGAGTCCGTGACCGTGACGGTATACACACCAGCGGTTGGGCTTGCCAGTGTTGCGCCGGACTCACCTCCTACAACCACACCATCTTTTCGCCATACATAAGTGTAAGGAGCAACGCCACCTTCAACAGCAACTGTTAACGGGCTGCCAGTGCTGCCAGTTGATTGCAGGTCGGTAGTGAACGCCAGAGGTTCAAGGCTTTCTACGGTAACACTGTCAGAATCGTAAACCTTGAACTCAAGGCTGCCGGTTACGATGTCGTTCGTGCCGCCTTCGTAACTAATACTGGTGATGTTGCAATACGCGGTAACGATAGTTGCACCAGTTACCTCACGCACCCACAAAGAAGGCTGGCGACGAGCTTTCAGTTCAGTGGCGTAAATCTCAACCAGGCGATGGAAGCCAAACTCATCGCTTGGGTCATTCTTGCGGATTTCCACCTCTGCGCTGATGGTCATATCAGAGCTGGTAACGAGAGTGGAAACAAATCCGCCAGCGGTATCCGCCTCCGACGTGGTGGTCTGCGGCGAGTAGTCCACGCCTTTACTGGTGGTTGACCCTAAATACTTCCAGTCTTCTGCATCAGGAACTTTGTCACCGCATCCTTCAGCAAGGAACAGTCGAGTCATGCGACCGACCAGAACGCCTTTATCATTTGCACAAATAGCCATTTCGATCTCCGAATTGTGTTAGCTGCTAACGTGATGATTATATCACAGGTGTTGACAGGTATTATTTTGTGGTGTAGATTGTATTTCAGATAGTTTTCGTAAGCGACTTTGCGGGTTTTTAGAAACTGACCACAAAGATAAATGCAAACGATGATGTTATTCTGATGGCGGCATAATAGCCTGTAAATCAGCAAGGTCTTCCGATTCATTGTAAACAAATTCGGCGCAGTGGCCCGCTGTGATTAATAATGGGCACACAACAGGTAAGAGCATTACTGGATTAACCATTGAGGTGGTTAATCATGTACCAAATCCACGTAGTGCTCTTTCCGTTGTGGTGAAGCTCAATGGCGAGCTAGCAGATAGGCGACAGTGAAAATACTAGTCATATAGCTGACCGCCGCGCGTACTGTAATCGGCAGCGCACCGATGGAAGTAGGTTCGATTCCTACCTCCACAACACTTAATGTCCAGCGTTATCGCAATCATATGTAGGGGTATGTATGGGTTACGGGGCTGGATATTAAGAAAGCACGCTGGCAATGCTTAAACCAGCACTTATGGACGCGTAGCTTAATTGGTTAAAGCAACCGACTCATAATCGGCTGATTGAAGGTTCAAATCCGTACGCGTCAACCAAATTAAAAGCCGCCAAGTGCGGCTTTATTTATTTCACAACCCGCAAAAGCAACTCATGCACTGGCCTTTTTTCTTCCGTCAACATCGGCCTTCCTAGCGGAGCCTGCAACTGGATGTAGTTAACGCATGAATCAATCGGGTGCGTCTTAATGTATTCGATAATCTCCAGCGCCTTCTCATCGACATCAGCAACATTGTACTGGCCTTGTTTCCCAACAATATACAACGAAAAATAGAAATCCCCGCCAAGCCCATCCATTACCTGCGTACCGCCATTGGATTGCAGGACAATGAATTGCTCGTTGCCGTCTCCGGTATCATTCCAGAACTGCAACTGCGAAGTCCAGCCATCATACAATCCGGCATCCTGAAGATATGCATCAACCAGTTCAAGCATATTCATATTAAACCCCCATATTGAAATATTGATGTGTATATAATACACTACCAATGTCACGTAGGCGTGGAACCCGAAATGACACACAAGCAACAATGAATTTAACGCCCTTGTCAGTATGGTTTTGTTGCAACCATGTTCCACCTGACAGGGGCGTTACCCTTTGGAGTGAGTAAATGATTTCAGAGCGGGATTACATAGCAATCGCGTCAAGAGTTAAATGCGACCCGATTACCGGATTGTTCACCTGGGCTGTAAGTTGCGGGAAAATATCAAAAGGTGATATTGCAAATTATCACAACGACGCAGGATACATAACACTTGGGAAGAAAAGATTAAGGGCGCACCGAGTGGCTTGGTTTATCCATTATGGATATGTCCCTGAGTATGAAATTGATCACATAAACAATATTCGTGATGACAATAGAATTTCAAACCTGAGGGAGGCCAGTGACTGCGAGAACGCAAGGAACACAAAGATATCCAAATCAAACACGTCTGGATATAAAGGAGTTCATTTTTGCAAGTACACGGGAAAATGGAGAGCCACGGTAAGGATGTATGGGAAAAGCTATCATCTTGGTAGGTTTTCAGACAAAGAAGCCGCCCATAAAGCCTATTGCAAAAAAGTAGATGAACTGTTTTTGGAGTTCGCAAACCACGGCTAAATCTTCATTTCTTTTTTTATCACTGAATCAACGAGGCTGCGAGTTTTATCGGCAGCCTTTGTTAAGAATCTAGGTTCAGCATTCGGCGACCAGTACGTGCCATTGCCATTACTGCGCGGTTTGCCAGCAAGTTTACCGCTGGCATTGTGGACGTAAAGCGCATATTTCGCAGAATAGCCAACCTTGCCAGTGATTCGCGTTCCGCTAACTTCCACAGTATCAAACTGACTGTTAATCAGCGTTGATGTATCAATTGGCGTCAACGTGGCTGATTCGGTGCGGATGATGTATGTTGCCGACTTGATTGCACGCACAGCTTTCGTGGCGATTATCTCGTCCACAATTTGCGGTGTTCTTTCTACGGCCTGACGGACGCCTCTTAATTTCGCTGGCATTATGTCACCAGCGCAAAGTCAGGCGGCTCAGCGCGATTGAACGTTGAGCCATAGTTAATCACATTCAGAATCTGATTTGCGCCAGCCACCAGCGGGTCAGCCTCTGTTGCCGTGCCAATCATGATGTAATCACCAACCTTAGCGCCAGTGTATTCTGTCCAGAAAGTATTCTTCTGCACAATCTCATTACCTTTCGCATCGGTGGATACATCATCATTAAAGCCGTAATCGCACATGATGCTCACTGGCGCGTCAAAAGTCGGCTTGCCGTACTTGTCAGTGCCGCTTTTGTGCCAGATAGTGCATGGCTGCGTGTAGCTCCAGTTAGCCAGCGAAGTCATTTGCACTTACTCCCACGCACAACCGCAAACCACGGCTTACCGCTTCCGTCAGGGTCTTCCACTAAATCGCCAGTGCATCCGGCTGTGTCCAGTAGTTTCATTTGATTGTACAGCGCCACCCACGGCTTACTGCCATAAGCGAATGATTGCGATGCGCCAGACGGTGCGCTCTGACTGGTAACGTAGCGACCAGCGGTATTTGCGCCAATCAGGATGGAGGCCCACAGCATGATCGCATTTTGTCGGCATTCATCATTTGGGTAGTTCAGCTCAAGGCATTCACTGATTGACGCCACAAGGCACAGAATGCCAGATGCATCTGTTGTGGTGATAGTCATTCCACGGGATGCCATCTGGTTTACTAATTCTTCAGGTGTTGGTGCTGCCATTTTTTTTCGACTCCCGTACCTTCCACCACATTTCAAACAGGTTCTTTATTACCAGAGATAGCGCACCAAGTATTGATGCTACTGCCGCCCACTCTGTCAGGCTGTGTGGAATCATAGCCTCAAAATAAGATTGCGTGACAGGTGTTTGCTCTGCGACTTTCAGGCCGATGCCAGTGCCAATAGAAGCATACCCAGCCTTATCAATCACCTGTCCCGTCGTCCCGCTTATAACTTGCTCTGCGGCCTGCCTTAGTGTTTCGTTCATTACGAGTCTCGCTGATGATATGTTTCCAGCACTTATAGATTTGAATCAGCGAAAAAACGATGGCAACCACGCCAAGAATAATGTCCAATTTCGCCGCCCCATTTAAAAGTGATGGAAAGGATGAACAGATGGATGCCGATAATAATAAATGCGTACTGCGCATGAAGCGGCGTTTCTACAGGCGTGATAAATTCCCATACGAATGACTCTATCGCTACCAGCCATTCGTAAAGGCTCATCGTCAGCACGCAGAGCGCCATCTTTGTACTTTTGCGCAGCGCAATAGCCGGAAACAACCAGACCATAGACTGCGCAAGGTAATACAGATATTCGGCGGGAAATGAATCAACAAGCACCCATCCAAGATACACAGACATCACCATTGCCGGAATGAACACCAGAAACGCGACCATGCCCGTGCAGGCAAAACCCAACACATACATGATCATGATGGCAATATCTGCGCCGAACATTATTTTTTACCGCGCGATGGTGAGCGGGTGGAACCGTTTGGCTTCACTGCGCCAGCTTTGCCACCGGTTTTTGTGTTACCAGTAGCGCGTGAACGAGACGGACCGTTTGTTGAACCCATGTTTAAATCTCCTGTTGTTTGATTAGCATGATTTTAGCATATTCCAGTTGACGTAGATTGATGGTGCGTTTATAGTTAGTGACGTAGAAACAACAATAAATGTTAGAGGTGATGGAAATGAGCAGTAACGCAAAACATTATGATTATTACATGGTTGAAGGTGATGATGTTAAGAAACTCATCGACACATACGATGACATCAAAAATCGCCGCAATGAAATTCTCGGTGACGCAATGAAAAAGGTTGGAGCCATCGCGTTTACTACAACGCGCAGTTGGGGCGCTGTTGGCTGCGGCCTGCTTGAGAGTTTTGTGTGGAGTAAGCAGTTTGAATTTCCGTGCCAAGTGACAATAAAGCGCGAAGACTTTTGGGAGGGGCAGCGTGTAATTGTGGCTCGCGGAAAAGGAAATACAAAGGACGGGCGGGAATACAACAAAAAGCTGGACGCTGTAATGCGAGAAGCAAACGAGAAATTAAAGCTATTGCCAGAATGGAAAGACTACATCGTTAATCATTATGGAATTGCGCGCACAGGCATTGGTGAGCAATCTGGTCGCGGATTTGGTTTTGCAATGCTGTCTACTTATGGCGGCAAACACCCGCAAAAGGATGATTGTCTGATTTTTGCCGTGCCAAATACAAAAGATGAAGGCCACGGACAGGTAACGATACCTGATAACTTTAAGCAGATAACATACGGTCAGTTTTATGATATTGCTAATTCTTGTGATGAGGAATAAACAATGAAAACACTCAGTAAAATCTATTCAGACAAAGAGACGCGTAACGGCATCGCTGTTAACAAAACCTATCTCGTGCCAGTGGAGCAAATCTATCTGGAGCCTGGATATAACATCCGTGAGGCAGACGAGCAGCATGTTGAATACTTCGCGCAGTGCTGGGAATCAGGTCAACCATTACCAGCGTTAACAGTTATTCCTGACGAAAAGGGAATCCGCATTCTTGATGGTCAGCATCGCTATCTCGGCGCATTGCGTGCCATTGAGCGTGGTGCGCCAATCGTTCGCATTGAGTGTAAGGATTTTACTGGCGATGAGGCGGATAAAATCGCCTTCATGGTGTCATCAAGTCAGGGTAAGCAGCTTGACCCGTTTGAGCGCGCAAAGGCTTACACGCGACTAAAAGGTTTTGGCTGGACGAATGAAGAAATCGCCAAAAAGGTAGGTCGCTCAGTATCTGACGTGCAGATGCATCTGTCACTTGGTGATGTTCCGGCGGAAGTAAAAGCGCGCATCAGCGCATGGCAAATCAGCTATGCAAATGCCGTAGCAGTAACTCGTGAGCATGGCGATGATGCGGTTAAAGTTATCGACGAGGCGGTCGAGGAAGCGAAGGCGCAAGGAAAGGATAAAGTTACAGCGAAGGTGCTGAAGTCGAAAAAGATTAAGCCAGTAGACCGCCTGATTGAGCTGTTGAAGCCAGCAGACCACGTAATTCTTCCTGCTGGTCATGTGGTAGCAGAGGATGAGGAATTTATCCAGATTCCTGTTGCTGATATTCACGAGGTTATGGCAATTCTGGAGAAGATGTGATGAGTAAGTATGAAGAACTCGACGCAATGATTATGAATGTTCTTGATTTCAATGTTCCAACACCATTCATGGCGATTCATTTTTCTGACGGCATACATAGCGGAATACATGCAGAGTGTGAAAAGCTGGCAACAAAACCACATGATGGATTTCGAGTCCTTGATCGCCGACTTCAGGCGTTGCGCAAGAAAGGTCTTATCTTATCGCATGGCGCAAGCAAAGGATGGGTGAAGATAAATAATGAACACTGAACAATTCATCGAAAAGCAACTCCGCGCTAAACTGCCAGACATTGACCAGATGGCAATTGATGCGGCAATCCAGTATTACAAGCGCAACCAGAGCGCAAAGAAGGGTGGCATTTTTGAAGAATGCCTGAATGTTGCAAAACAGCACATGATTAAGGTGAAGTGATGAAACTAAAAATCAGAAAACTATTACTTGAATCAGCATTAATCTTTCAGGCGCGCAATGATGTGCGGTGTTACCTGAATGGCATCTGCTTCATGCCTGATGGATGCATTGCCTCAACTGACGGTCATCGCGCATTCATTGGTGGGAGCCATGACAATAAGCTGACAGAAAATGTGATTATCAAGATTGGAAAGTCTCCGACAAAACGCTATGACTACGCCATCATTGATACAAAGTCGAAAATTGCAACGTATCATGATGAAGATGGCGTAATAGTTGGTTCTGGTATCTGCGAAGAGATTGATGGTCGATTCCCTGATATTGATCGTGTTATACCGAAGCGGACTTTGCCAACGGAGGAAATTGGTTTCAATGCTGGCTACCTTGTTGATATTGAGAAGGTGGCAAAGCTGTTTAACCCAAGATTCTGTGGCGTTAAATTTGAACTAAATGGAAACACAGATGCCGCAGTTGGCTGCCTTAGTGCGCCATCTGGCGAGACTGCGAAGATTGTTGTTATGCCGATGCGTCTGTAGCAATAAAAAACCCGCATTATGCGGGTTTTGTTTACTCTGCTTTCTTTTTCTTTGTCGTCTTTTGTTGCGGAGTTGCGACTTCGAAAGACTTTTCCAGTTCTGGCATAATGCGCAGCTTTGGTAGCAGATGCTCGCCTGGTTCGGTAATCACCTCGCCAAGCTGCAATTCACGAATCTTGCCTTTCTCTTTAACAAAGATTCCACGAGCGATCACTTCGTACTTAGCCATTATTCACCTCCGAAAGACGCTGTTTAAGTAGGTATCCTTCCAGCATCCAAATTTTGTCAACCGCATTTTCACGCGCAATCTTCCGTCCAATTTCCGCATCAAAGTTTTCCTGGCTTGCACAGGCGCTCTCCCCAGTGACGGTGAAGCCATTTTGTAGAGTTAATACACAAAATGTCAGCAGAGCCAAACTGTCGTGATAGTCATCGCCAGTTGCAATAGCTCCATCAGCAGCAGTGAAGTACGTTTCCGCAAGAATAATGCTTTCGATATGGTCTGGCGTAACGCGCGGGGCGGCTAAACCTTTAGCCTGAATTTCAGATTCAATGTCTTTATCGCTCATGATAACCTCTAATAGTTATAAAGGGGCTTTCGCCCCTTTTTATCACACCGGAGTTTGTGTGCCGTAACCGTTGAACACTTTGGACTTGCCGGTGAAATCCTTACGGATTTGCAAACCGAAAGCTGACCACACCATAAAGTTAAAGTTATCGTGCGGATTGTCACGGGCCGCTGCGTAGGTGGAAACTGGCTGAGCAACACGCGGACGGATGTACATGTCGTTGCGAACGTAGCCAACGAAATGGTTACCAGTCAGCAGGAAGTTGGTGCCAATCTTGCCGATGCGACCATTACCGAACTGCGTGATGTACTGCTCAACGGTGCCGCCTTTGAAACCAGCCGCATTAGAATACGGACGCATGAAGCTGCGACGTACTGCCGGGGAAACCCACAGAGTCACCTGCTCAAATACGTTCTGCGCATCCAGAATAGCCTGGAAATCCTGATTAAAGAAGGTCACGATTTCGTCTGGCGTTGCGGTTTGCAGGTCGATATTCAGACCACCGGAAGCATTCAGGTTAACCTGTACAGTGTTCGGGTGGTTAGTGATACCGTAACCAGTGTAAACGCCGTTCACGTTCAGAGTCTGGTCGCCAGTCAGCAGATACTGCGCCATGTCGGAACGCAGGTTGAAGGTGACGTTAGCCTGATCGTCCAGCAGTGGGTCAAAACCTTCAGACTGCATACCCAGCAGTTCGCGCCATTCGCGGCCGTAGCCAGTCTTGAAGATTGGGATCACATCGCCAGTGTAATCGTAGCGAGTTTTATCCAAATCTTCCGGTTCCTGACCAGATAGGGTGCGAACGACCTTGCCAGCATCGGAAGCAATGCGGCTGATTGCCACAGTTTTACCGATATTGATGTTTGCCGCGATACCCATCAGGTCAGCCATCATATCCTGACCAGCTTCGTTGCGGAAAACACGGGTGGTGACGTTATCCACGTCGCGCCAGTAATCTTTCGTTACCAGTGCGGTAGCGTTAACGCCGTAAGTTTTCGCCAGTTCAGCTTCTGCGTTGCAGAACACCTTGCGGTCGATGGTGAGATGTTTCCACTGGTCAGCCACCACTGCGGAGTTGGCTACCAGGTCTTTGGTAAAAATAATCTTTTCCATTATTAGATTCCTTACGCAGCAGGCATGGAAGCATTGCCCGCGCGACGAACTGCAACCAGCTCAGCGCCATCAGAGGCAACGGTATAAGTTTCGTTGGAATAGAACAGGATGTTCTCACCAGTTGCAGCAACTTTCAGAGCACCAGCACCATCACTTGCCAGCGGAGTGCCTTTCTTCAGCGCAGAAGATGCAGCAACCAGTGCGTGATAGGTGACGCCAAATTCACACTGTACAGCCATGCCAGTAGCATTAGCCGGAACAGCCTCAGACACATCGCCACCACCGAGGTAGTTATGCTGAAGCACATAAGGGAAACCCTGACCGCCAGCGGTAGCGTGCGCGATGATTTTGTCGTCAGCAGTATCGAAGTCAACCAGTGCGCCCGGCTTCAACGCGACCTTCATGATGCCTTCGCGAATCTGCGGGTCGTTCTTGCGAGCTGGGCCACCAATGATGGTGCCATAACGGATAGTAGCCATTATTCAGGTGCCTCCATATCAAAATCGTCATCAGCGTGGTTTGGCTGGAAGCCACCCTTCAGCGCGGCAGGCTTGCTGGTCAGCGCATAGGTTTCACGCAGTGCTTCGCCTTTCAGCGCATTCACAGCGGATTCCGGCAGTTTTAGTTCAGCGATGATAGCAGCACGCATCGCGGTTTCTTCCTGCTCGGTGTTCGCCTGCAATTGCTCTTTCAGTTTAACGTTTTCAGCTTCGATGTCGGTCAGCTTCTGGTTGACAGCTGTCAACGATTCCTGAACCGGCTTGAGGGCTTCAGCGAGTACCGCCTGTAATTCCTCGTTCGTCATTGAGATTTCCCCTTCAGTTGATTTTACCGGCTCAAGTTCAGTCTTATAAACAGCCTTGACCCGCTCACCGACCAATTTTACCACATCATCTTCAACGATGTAGAACTGCTGGAAAATCTGGCCTTTGATTTCAAATCCGACGCGGTCGTCGTACACGGCCACGATATAAGGCCATACATCTTCACCGACTTCAGCCTTCAGAATCTGGCGAATCTGCTCGCTGATGTTCTCAAATGACAGGTCAGATTTGTTGGTGATGTAGTTAATGGCCTTATGCAGCCACGATTTATAATTAATCTTGTTGGCGCTTTCGTCTGGCACGGTTGAATCCTCAAGGTTTACGGTGATGCGTTCGATTTGCTCGCCATTAGTGGCAAAGATGCCAACACCATCTTCTGGCGTTCCAGCTCCCGGTACTCCCGGCGGCAGGATTGCGAGATGATCCCACTCCATGTTGCGCGCAATCCATGTGTATTTCTTGCCCTTGCTTGTGCCTTCTGCGGCCTCGCGGTTGAGCAATAAGCCAGTGGATACATGGATTGGTTCAGCGCCTTCTGCGGAGTTCATCAGCGCCTCAATACGACCGAGCAACTCCTGCCCTTTCTCTGAGCGTTCGGCGATAACTTTGTTCACCTTCAGGTCTACCAGCACTTTGCCACCATCATGAGAGGCATTCTCTATCCATGCACCAACATGATACTGGTTTACCGCCCGAATATTGTGCGCAGAAACGAAAGAGCCATCAACCATTGGGTGGTTGTATGGTGCTGGGTTTCCATTTAGTCCATTATAACTATTGCGTATCTCTTCCGCTGGATACATGCCACCGTTCATCACTACATCATCGACAAGAGGAACAACATTCTTTATAATGAAATGAACATCACCATCAATGATCTGTTCGCTAATGTTGCTGGCTGAGTTGATGGTTGTCAGGATGTTGACTTGTAAATCTTTCATACTAACCCCTGCTGTTGGTTAACTTAGGAATTATATCATGCCGAAGAAGATGACTATTGATGAGCTCAAAGAAAAGATTCGTAGCGTTCATGGCGAGACGTATGAGTATGATTTTCATACCTTCCATGGCTGCCACTCACCAATGAAAATAGTATGCAAAAAGCATGGGGAATTCTGGCAAAAGCCATCCAAACACCTTCATGGTCAGGGGTGTGCAAAGTGCCAAAGGGGCATTATTTCTGTCGATGACTTTAAATCAATGGCCTCCGCTATTCATGACGGGAAATATGACTATAGCAAGGTTTTTTTTGAAGCGTTTTCAAGGGCAAAGATAACAATCGGATGCCCGATTCATGGGTGGTTTGAGCAATTGGCCTACATTCATCTGAAGAGGGGTAATGGATGCCCAAGGTGTGGAGATGAGAGATCGAGAAAAGCCAAGTTAAAAAAGTTCAGCAATTTTGTTGATGATGCGAAATACGTCCATGGTGATAAGTATGAGTATTCCCCGAATGGTTTTACTGGTTCTCGAGGCAAGATTAATATCTTATGCCCTACACATGGTGAGTTTACTCAAGGTGCCGCAAATCACCTGGCTGGTAATGGGTGCCCATCGTGCGCAAGAGTGATGTCAAACATAGAAGCCGATATCCTTGCATTTGTTAAGTCACTGGACCCACATGTGATCAGCAGGGATAGAGCAACGATAGCACCATATGAACTGGATATAGTCTCAAAAGCCAAATCATTAGCCATAGAGGTAAACGGCACATACTGGCACTCGGAGAGGGCTGGGAAAGATAGGTTGTATCACAAAATGAAAAGAGAGATGGTTGAAGAATCTGGGATGAGATTGATAAGCATAAGAAGTGATATATGGAGAGATAAGCGCGAATTAGTAGAGGAAATAATAATTAATGCCATGGGGGCATCTGAGAGCAGGAAGGTTGACGCAAGAAAGTGCACCATTAAAGATGTATCACCATCTGAATCAAGGGCTTTTCTTGATAGATACCATGTTATGGGAGGGAGGAATGCCAGTAGGCACTTCGGTTTATTTTGTGGCGGTGAACTGGTATCTGTTATGTCATTTACAGTAAGGAAAGGTTCTGTTGAGTTAGTTAGATTCGCATCTAAATGCAATGTTCGTGGTGGGTTAACAAAGATGCTAAAACACTGCTCATCAGTTGTTGGTTTTGATAAGTGTTTCAGCTATGTGGACCTTGATTTGTTTACCGGTAAATCATACCTCTTAGCTGGCTTTAAAGCTGTAAGCATAAAACCCGGATTCGCGATTGTTAACGGAAATCATGTGGAATCAAGGCAAAAGTGGAATAAGGCACCTAATGGCATGACTCAGAGCGAATGGTACGAATCTGAAGGTGTAAGCAGGATATGGGATAGCGGACAAATGAGAATAGAGTGGAATAAATAGAAAGTAAAAGGTGTCATTTGACACCTTTTTTTGTGGTCGAATTATAACACAGGGAGATATAGCACCATGAGGCGGTAGCCAGTGCAAATAATGGCGAATCAGTGAGCGCGTAGAGCGTGAGAAAGTAAGTAATAGGGATTATGTTCATGGGCTACCTCCTGATTAAATGATAGCAGCCCATGATGAACAAAAGATATACAGTGTTAGTCTGAAATCACATCATCCATGAATGCTAGCGCAGCGCCTGAAAGGCAGAACAGAGCGCCATAGCAAATCATCTGGTACAGGCTGTCAGCCTCAAATACCCTCGCGAATGCGTAAGCTGATAATATCCAAAGCAATGGAATCATAACCCAGCCTCCTGCTTTGCGCGATGCACGTATGACATGAACTTGCCAATCGGCATTTCCTTGCGGATTTGCGCCAGAATCGCGCCATGCAACATCCTCTCCTCGCCAAAATACAGCTTATCGAGTCGCGTTTTGATGAGTGCTCGCGTGCGCTTCATATGGTCGCGTGCCTTAAGTGCTTTCTCATGCCAGACGCGATCATTCTTCTTATCGGCATATTGCAGTTGACGCTCAACGGTTTCGATTTCAAACGCCAGTTGCATGTCATAATCTTCAAGCTGAATGATGTCTGCTTTCATAATGTCGTTTAACTGGATAATCATTTGCTTAACTCCTTCAGCATATCGTAAGCGCCGCGAGTGTATGGATGGTCGTAAGGGTTCCTTTCCCAATCTTGAATTTCCTTCTTCTCCCATTCACTTAGCTTCTTGCTATTTAAATACAAAGCTGGATTAACTCTCTTATCAAGCATGTACGGGTTTCCAATCCACTTTTCAAACTCTTCTTGTGTCATTTATTCAACCTCACTTTTAATCCGTGCTTTGTTAATTCATCAGTGACATCCTTTTGGTCGCACAGCAGAAAATACATATTGCTTAGGTCAACCTCAATTGCTGCGCGCGATGCTCCTTGGTGATTAATAATCACGCGCATGATTTGCGATTTATAGTCCATAATCTCGCTCCTCTGCTGCCTGATTAAAGTCATCAGCGGTGTATAGGTGTCCACCTCTTGTGTTCCATTGTGTGGCCGCTGCCAACTTCGTTACATGAGCATCACTTGAGCAGCCACACTCGCACATAGCGAAATACATCCCATCATCGTTATATAATTCAACCTCGCTGCCACCGCAGAATGGGCACTCCAGCAAACCTTCATCATTCATCATCGGCATATGTGGTGCGCTCATTTGGTCATATCCTTAAGTGTCTTATTCATGTTCAACTTGCACAGCTTTATCAGGACTCGGTCTCGCCTGTATCTCCATTCCTTTTTGCCACGCATCGATTGCTTAAGTAGTGTGCGAAACGTAATATCCTGCCGCTGATTTCTTGACTTCTTGTTTCTGGCGTTTGACTCTCTGATGTCAGCGAGAATCAAATCAACTAACGTGCTGAACTTTCTCATTTCAACCATTCCCCCAAGTTGTTAAATTTAGGAGCATCGCCAGACCAGTCGATAACATCCTTCTGTTGACTGCGCTTACGTTGCAGTCGGTTACGCACTTCTCGCAACTCGCACTCTATCCACTCACGAGTGCGCTCAACTTCATTCAGTCGCTGGATTAACGATTCTTCGTACAGTTCATCTGTTGTCATTGGATGTTCCTCAAAATTTACCAGTTGTTGCCATTCTCAGTAGCTCAGGCAGTACCTCGGTTGAGTAATCGACCTGCCCCTGATGATACCCTTCAAGGATGGCGTTTTTGATATGTACAAGACACAGTTCAATGTCTTCAATATTTACTGCTCGCGCCTCAAGCATGGAGCGCAAATACTCACATCTTTCTGTTATTACTTTTTCCACGCTCATTTCCACATCACCTTTTTCGTTGTGGTACAATCTACGTCAATAAGTATTGACTAAGTGATGTAGAAACGTCAAGATGTTTTTCGAGAAGGAGTAGTAAATATGCCAAGACCACGACGAGAGCCGATGGACATTATCACCAGCATTGTGGAGAAGCGGCAGCCGCTGACACTCCGTGATGTTCGCTACTTTGCCCGTTGCTATGTGGCACTGGCTGATATGCCAAAGGATGAGATGTATGATTTGATTCGCGACAACTTCAGTGTTGATGAAAATAATAGAGTGAGAATGAAATGAAAAAGTGGAAATACCTGAAAGGTTGCGAGAATGATTTTAACGGCCATAACACGGCTGTCCTTGTGGTTAAGTCAGGACGAACCGGTATGATTCACTATTTAAGTTGCTGTTACGCAGGGAGAATCAGCGACATCGAAGGTGCTGGAGATATCGTAATTGCCATTCGCGTACCGGTGAATGACGAACAAGACCTCAACGATTGCATTGGCGCACCGGAAGCGGATGCAACAGAGCAACTCATCACCGAACGCGGTAGCCGATACGGTAAATTCAAAGATGGTGCTGAAATCATGCAGGAACTGAAAGATGTGATGCGCGAGGTGGATGGATGGCGCAATCTGACACCAAGCCAACGCGAGGCGCTCGACATGATTCAGCACAAGATTGGGCGCATCCTGAATGGCGACCCGACCTATGATGATAGCTGGAAAGATATTGCTGGCTATGCAACATTAATTGTTAATGAACTGAATGGAGAGATTAAATAATGTCGCTACCTAAACGTGACGAGCCAGTGTATCTCCATGTTGAGCAAGTTAATGGCAGAAGTATGATTGTCGATCAGGATGGACGCATGGTTGCTGGCGTAATTGACTTCCAGTTTAACATCCCTTCTTTTGGAGAGCCTACAATCACAGTGACAATCGAACCGGCAACACATGGCGAAAACGGCAAAATTCACTTCAACACAGGAGCATAAAAATGGCATTCTGCGACATCACAATCGCGCAACGAAACGCGAACTACACCAATATTGCTGACACATCCGCACAACTGGTATCACTGAACAGCGACGGCAGCGCAGTGCTGAAAATCGGCACTGAAACAGCGCAATTCATCGTGCAGAATCTGTCACAGGCGAACGCAAAACAGGTGCTAATTAGCACTGGTAGCGTGCTGTTTCTGGCTGGCAATTATAATGCGCCGAACCTTGAGTGTTCACTGGTGCGCATCGTTGAAGCTGCGGTTGAGGAATCTGTTGATGAACCAACAACATTGCCAGCAGAGTGAACCACCAAAACCATCGGCGTGGTGTGAGAAAATGGAGCGCAATGCAAAAGATGGTGATGAGGCTTATGCTTATTTCCAGCTGAAACAGATGTGGAAGAAGAGGGAAAACTCAGAGCAAACAAATTAAACACAAGCCCCATTACGGGGCTTTTTTATTGCGCAGCGAATTGTACTGCGCCTCACACGCTAATCCTGCTTCTCTTGCCCTGTCAGCGTAATCTGCCAGCTGTCGATTTCTTTCGACAGATTTGCTGAGCACGTCTCCAAGCAAAACTCCGGTTTCTGCGGCTGGATTGCCAATGGACTCAGCGGTGGAATATCCGACGAGCTGCTTGCGGATATTTGCGAGTTGTTGCTGCAACCTGCCAGACTTAGCAGCAGCATTGACAGCATCATTACGCGCAGCATCAATCCTTTGCTGTGCGCCAGCCTGAATCTTTTGCAGTTCTGCATTGCGTCGTTGCTCCTCTTTTTTGTCTGCGACCTTCTGGTCTGCGATTGCCTGAGCTTTGCCTTCTGCGTATCGCTGGTCGCCGTAGTTGATGATTTCGCCACGTATCCACAGCGCACCAGCAGCAACAATTATAATAATTGCCAGCGGTCGCCAGTATTTAGCGAGAATCGACATCATCGCGCAGCCTCCGGTTTTCCTTCCTCATGCCGTGCATTTTGCCGAGGATACCAACCAGCATGATTGAGTAGCTCACCCCCTTAACCACGATTGGCGGTAACGCTGCTTTTAGGTCATCCGGCATCATACTCCATACATAGAGCATGGATTCAGGCCATATTTGCAGCAGCGAGCAGACCGAAATCCACCCGCCGAGCAGCCAGTTGCTTAGCTTTTTCATGCCACAGCCCCGCCAGCATCCTTGTATACCTGAATCAGCTTATCCAGTTTCTGCTCATGCTGACCATAGCCAGCGCCCGGCAATGAAGCCCAGCGGGAGCGGCACTTGTGGATAGCATCAGCAATGCGACCGGAATCAATATCTGCGGTTGCTTTGCATTCACGGATTAGCTGTATTGCAATGGCGTCCTGCGATGCGGGTGAGAAGTCCGGCAAACGTAATTGCTTTTTGTATGCGTCATAAAACTTAGCCAGCACCTGATAGCGCCCGGCAGCGGTGGATTTAATGCCCAGCTTAGGCAGGCTAATCAGCTTGCGCGGGTGGTCGGAATAATCAGTAAACAACGAGCCACCAACAATCACATCGTAGCCATGATTATTGGTCTTCTGCCTGCCATTGTCCGTACCCTCGCTGTACGCCAGCATATCCAGAAACGCCTTCATGTTTTTGCTAATAGCCATACCAGTAAACCTCTTTTTCAGCTTTGCGTTTTGCTTTGTCGCCAGTCTTCTCGCCCCACACGATGAAATGCGCAACAGCACATGAGAAGCAGCGTAGATTGTGTTTCTTCAGAAGCGTTGATTTGCGGAAGGTGTCAATGCCAATGTCGGTGGCAATACTTGTCAGCGCATCAAACTGATTCTGTTTTGTCTCAGTGGTGATATAAGGCGATATATCTACGGCATCGGCGATTCCAAGTATCTCTTTGCCGCGTTGCGATAGCTTCATTCTGCCTCCTGTTCAAATAATGATTAATTCTATCACAATGGTGTTGACGTAGATTGAGTGGTGGTGCATAGTATCTACATCAAGTGATGAGTGAGGTGATGAAGATGAAGATAGAACTCAACAAAGAAAATGACATGTTAAGCCTTGAGGGGCAGGGTGAGATAGTGCTAACAAGGCTCACGAAGGAAAATCCAATTGGAATAACAATGAAGTGCGATGGGGCGAAACCTTCAGTTTCAAATATGTATCTGGTCAATTTAAAAGGGAAAACAAGGGTTGGCAGATTTCTCTATGCACTGAAGCATGTATGGATTCTTGCCAGATAAAGGTGTGATTATGGTAATGGTCAAATTCAAAGAAAACGGACGCTGCGGGGTGTTCAACCTTGAGCAAATCAAAATCCGTCCGTGCGGCAAAGTGGTTGCGCCGTTTGGTCTGGTGCAGCTGCGCGAGTGCGAAATTATTGAATATATTAAGTGAGGTTGGTGATGGAAGAATTTAAAGGCACGCGTGGGAAATGGGAGGTTGTTGTTGGTGATGATAATGCGCCAGATGTTATCTCGGATATTGGTGTCGAGGTTGCATTCACTCCAACATATAACGGTGATAAAACCGAGCAATGGCATAACGCAAAATTAATCGCATCATCTCCAGAGCTACTGTCAGCACTCCAGCAACTATTGGAAATCTATGACGACCACTCCGGCAAGGTCTGGACAACATCAAGCAAGCGTCGCGCTCTGGATAATGCGCGTGCGGCGATTAATAAGGCATTAGGAGAATAATTATGTGGCTTGTATTTAATGTTGGTTGTATCGAATGCGGCGTCTCATCAAATGTCGTTGCTGTTTATCCAACTGAACAGGAGGCTAATGCGGTGGCTGAAAAACTGAATGAGGTTCACTCATGGCGAGAAGGAGGCCAAAACTCGTACGAGGCATTTAAGCTGGGTGAACTGTACTAGATCGAGAGTGAATATAAAGAAATGCTTTCTGATGGGGACACAAAATGAAACTTATAGACCTGTTGGTTCAAGAATTGCCTAAGCATGGCGGGTGGCCTGAAGGTGCGCATGAATTATTTATGCACCACAAAGCTTCAACAGAAGCTTATTTTTACAATGTCGATGGCGGCGGTGTGCCAGGAGCGTTTACCCTGGACATTTGTGGGGTTGAATACGAAGGCACTGATGAAGAAGGTTTTGGCATCACCCGCGCCCAATACGAAGCCGCACTCGCCGCATCGCAAAAGCCAGCATGGAACGGCGAAGGTCTTCCGCCAGCTGGGTGTGAGTGTGAGGCTAAATACAGAGAATCAGATAGTGCTGAGTGGTTTTTATTCCGCTGCGTTGGTGTTGATTGCGGCGTTGCATTTGGTTGGGCAGGGAAAGAGGCCGCCACTCTTGGTAAAGGAAGTTATGAATTCCGCCCACTCCGCACCGAAGCAGAAAGGAATCGTGATAAGACAGCAGAAGCCATTGACTTTTATATGCCGGAATTTATTACCGATACACCAAATGAACTTTACCACGCCAAAAAGATTTACGACGCAATCGCAGCAGGCAAGATTCCCGGCGTGAAACTGGATGATTAAAACAATATTCAGCGTCGTAGAGATATTGTGCTACGTGATAATAATATTTGTTCTGTGTATGCTGATAAGATAAAACCAAGCCCTCACTTAGAGGGCTTTTTGTTTGCTGATTGCCATGCCTCGCGCTGCTTATCCAGTCTCTCTTGTGATGACTCCAAAATCACGGGCTTGCCATCCATCAATAATGCCGGAGTCTGCGCACAATGGCAGTTCCTGCGATTTGCTACCTCGCTATAGAACGTGTCAATCTCTTCTGGCGTGTAAAACCGTCCATGTCTCGCTGCGTGAGTCTGGCGGGTTGTGCGCATTAATGCAGATTGCCACAACATTACCGTCTCTATACCTAACTCTTCACGAGCCTCAATAACCTCTCGCCTGTTGGCCTGCCGCAGCGTTCCGGTGATTTCAGTCTGCGCTATCTGCTTCGCGTAGCTGTGAGACACATCCACACGCTTAACGATATCAGATTCAACATCACGAGGATTGGCACCCCTGGCAATGCCTTCCATAATGACAGATGCCAGTTGCTGGCGGGAATAATCACTCAATCCGCGCCAGTCTGAATATCCGGCTGCGTACGCCAGCTGCAGGCGATTCAGGTAAGGCTCGCTGTAGAGTATTGCAGCAATCGGTCGTTGCTCGGCGTAAACAGGAGACAGGCTTGATAGCTCGGAGTTAGCCTTCTGCGTTCCGGCTTGATACGCATCACCAATGAACACGTTAGCCCACATTCTGCCGTGACCGAAATCACCACCTTCCAGCAGAATCTCGTCAATCAGCGCCTGCAACTCATCCATGAATGTGGCAGCTCGCGCGCTGCTGAAATCGTAGAAATACAGGTCGCTTGATTCTGCGTTAGTCTGACTGTGCGGAATAGTGCGAAACAACTCAAGCGCACGAGTCCTGAGTTGTTTGTATTTACGCGTCATAACCTTGTCCATTTTAGACAAGCGAGTCGCAGCGCCTAACGGGTCGGTCAGGCTCTGCGATATGCGCGGCTGTGGAAGGCGAGCATTAAACCGGAGTATCTTCATTTTCACCTTCCGGAGGGGTATCTTCTCGGTAGCTTTCGTCGAGTTCAATCGGCTCCATACCAACCATTCCGCGAGCCTCATCCACTGTCAGCAACGCAGATTGACCAGCATCAAAGAACGACTTGTTCGCAGTGGCGAGTTTAGCCAGCAACTCAGCCTTATCCAGCTCAGACGGGGCAAGCAGGTCATCCCACTTAACCTTGTAGCCATTTGCCGGTGCTTTATCGACAATACCGAACTGAATCATGCGCTCAACGAACATTGAAATGACATAGTCAACCCATGTTTCGCGCCGCTGCTTGGCGGCCATCGCCTCCTGCATCTTGTCTTCGTCGCTCGCAAGGCGTCCGGTTTGCTGCCCAAAAATGACGGTGAATGGAAGCGCCATTGATGCGGCGAACTGGTTGGCAGCCACTTCCCATGTGGGTTTTGGGTCTGCTGGCGTCACAGCGAGAACCTTTGCATCCGCGCCCATTGTGAACATGGCTGCGTCGATGCCTGAATTCAGCGCCTCAATGTTCTCATTCATGATATCGGTTAGCTCTTCGATATCGACACCCATTGACTGAGCAAGGCTTGCTGGCGTTACGTTATCCTTCGTGTAGTTAACTGCCAGTTGACGGCTGGCATTCTTCAGGAAGCCTTCTGCGGAGCTACCGGAAACCTTAGCCATGTCGATAAGGCTGTTGTAGCCAGCACGCAACATCGGAACGCCGCTGAACATACTGCCATCGAAGCTGCCCTCTGCCAGAATGATAATGCGGTCAGGGTGAATCTGCACGGAACGCTCAGGCTTTCCGTCACTATCGAAATCCTCCACGGCGCTTTCCTGATATTCGTACATCTCAGGCATGCCGTAGTCTTCGCTGGTTTCGTCATTATTCCATGCACTGACTCGTAACTGTTCTTCCCATACAGGAATAAAGCGAACAATGGATTTATCTTTAATTCGGCGGGTTTTGGTGATGTCTACTGGCTCACTCCATTGCTTTCCATCGCGGATTTGCAGGATAACAGCAGAGTAACGGTTGATGGCGTTGCGCTTGTCAGCCTCTTTGATGAACGGGTAGGCGCGTTTCATCATGTCGTTGATGGACAGCTCCCACGGTGTTGAGTTCTTGTCATCCTCGCCATCTTCAACCACTTCTGGGTATTTCTGCCAGCATTTATTAATAATACGGTTAATGCCAGCTGCGGCGGCTGGATGTCGCTCGTATGCATAGCGGAACATCTCGGCGGTAATTTCCTGCGGGTATCCGCACTCCTGCCAAAGCCTGTCATGCTTCTGGTCCAGATTCTTCCCGACAGCACAAAGCCTTTGTTGCTGAAGCGCCCGGTTATTGTTCGCCACGCGGTCGCGTATATAAGCGTTTAGTGCATCAATTTTTGACATATGTCACCAATAAAAAATCCCTCACGATGGAGGGATTATAGCATGGTATCAATCGCAGAAAGCTCGCCTGTGCATTGTGGCGTTGCTATGATGGAATACAGCATTTTCCATTCTATCCCCAATCACCAACCCTCTGCACTTTGCGTAAATCTGATACTGCTTATCATTTAATTCATCATGACCATCAAACCAGATTCTCTCAAACATTTTCCTAAGCTCGACCGCCATCTCGTGAAGATGCTTTCTCTCCATCACTCACCCTCTATTTAATATATAAATGGTCACTTGTTGCGATTTCGATTTCTATAGGATGGATAGAATTTTGACAAAGGCCACACCCAGAACTTCCAAAGCATTTCGTCGTAGCTCGGTAGTGCCTCATGGAATCGCTTCCCTGAGGCATACCCATCAGGGTCTTCCTCATAGAAGAACTTTATAAACCCAATTCTTGCGTCAGCAACCGCGTTGTTCCTAACAAGCATATAAGCAATGAACACCATAACGATAAGAAAAAAAATCATAGCCACCACACCTCTATTTGAAACATTGATACAGCAAGCATGGCACAACACCAGTCACCACAGCGAAAAATGAACCAACCATGAAATGTATCCTGCTTGGTTCATTCACTCCGGCAGCCATAGCCCACCAGAACATAAAGTTCAATGGAATCCAGAACGACCAGAATATTGTCATCACTCCACCTTTTCGAACTTATCAAAAATAACAGAAATATTAAAAGCGCCACTTTCAGTGATTGACTGAATTTCTTTAACCTGCGCTCTCATGGCATCCTCATATGCACTAACTGCATCAGGCCCAATAGATAATCCGCAGAAACTACCGACGCTCGCCACGCTTCCTTGTCGCTCGATGTGTCCGCAGTAAAAATAAACGCTCATCACTCAATCTCCTCACCATTAACAAACTTCCGCAAAATATCAATCAACTCCACCGTCTGACGTTTGCTTATATTAATTTCATCTCTGCCATCTTGAAAGATTTTGATATCATCATCATAGCCAGCCATCTTGTATGAGAAAATATCAATTTCCCCATTGCCATTTGATTTTTCAATAATCATCACATCACCCTCTCAAAAAATCATTCTTGCAACATATACCCTTATATCCGCGCTTCTCTTGCAGGTTAACGAAAACGTCATCCAGAACGCGCAGCAGGAAGTCTTCGTCGATATCATACCGACGGCAAATCACCTCATCAGGCACACCAGCTCGCGCCAGTGAATAAACCTGTTCTTTTTCCTCCTGCGTGAATCCTGCATAGCTGCGCATAGTGATATCTCCGGTAAGCCTGATGTAGATTATACTATGCGCTCGGTGTAGATGGTCAAGTGTGGTGACGTGGATTTATCAGCAACAATAATAAATGTTGACGTAGATATGGTGGTGATGTAGATTTAACTCAACCGGAAATTCTTATGTGAGGTAATGAGATGCTTGAAGCATACAAGTCAAAAATAACTGGCAGCACATATCTGTTTGCGCCAGCAAATGGATTAGTTTTTGTCCATCGCGATAAAGACAACGTTGAAGCCACGAGAATGACAAAAGACGACATAGACATGTATGTACGGAATGGAGTTATGGGAGAAACGGAGTGTCCAGCATGAGCCATACAAGACCAAGAGTTGATAAAAAAGTAAGAGAAAAGGCAATAGAGCATTTTAAAAGCCACCACGGGAACCACTCACATGAGGTGATTGTTGGTATAGATGTAGAGAAGATGAAAGAAACCGCAAAACACTACAAAGGAAGGGTTAATCTTGCGGACTATGGAATAGCGGAATAAGCATAAGCCCTCGAATGAGGGCTTTATTTTTATCTCCTGCGCCGGATTAGCATTGCCGCCATTGGTCGCACAAGTGGGAACTTATTATAAATGTAATAATCAGCAGCATCGTTCGGGTGGTCCTTATCGTGAGTTTTGTCTGGTTCACCCTGCTTATTGTAAATCTGCTGCTCCCTCGCCTCAGTGTAGATTGGGCACAGTTTTGTGTTTACCTTGTATCTGCGCTCGCCTTCAGCATTGCAGAACATCGCGTTAACAGAGTTGATGCGGTCCCTGACTGGCGGGTTCTTGCTATCAGCCATGACATGGAATCCTGCATCTCTAAGCAGGGCTATATCTGATGTGCCAGCGTTCACGGTCTTGCGGCTGCCACCTGACGCATCAGGATAAACGTAAATTTCACACAGTTTCTCAAACTCGCCATTTGATGTCTCCCTCCATAAACGCTGTTTGATCAACCGAATCATTTCTGGCGTATCGTAAGCACCAAGTATCTCACCAACTGCGATCGGGTCGCCACCCCTTTCAACATGAATAATCGCAGACATTTTGCCCACGTTGAAGTCCATACCGACATGGGCTGGTTCACCAGTCTTGTATTCCTCGTCGCTGTGATTAAGATTCCTGTCAAATTGAGGATAAACAGTGCCAGACGTAAGGTTTACAAACTCACCCTGCAAATAGGCTTCAATGAGTTGCGGCGGGTAGCTATCACGCAGTGACTGAACGTAATCATCAGGAAGAAAAGGGTTGCTCATAGTGCTTGCCTGCACCATTTCATAACCATCCTTTTTGTTCTTTACCCACCTGTCATAAACAAACCGGAATCCTTCAGGGGTTGAGAATATGCCAACGGTATTCATCGGCTTCCCTGACGTGTCGGTATATGTTCTCGGTCGCTGTCGGTTACGGGCAATTATTTTTATCCATGCTTCAGATGCGTGCTCTTGCTTAAGGGTGTCAATTTCGTCAATCTTTGCCCTGAAAGACTCATAGCCAACTATTCGTGCCGGATTATCAAGAGTTCTGAGGACGAAGTCCCCCATCTGCCCTGATGAGGTGTAAATTATGTTCTCTGCCTTGTTGTATTTATATCGAATCCCCCAGTCAATCAGCTTCTCTTCCATGCGGGGAGCAAGAATAAGACGGACAAGGTCATAAGTTGGCTCATATAACGCAACAAGGCTATCTGAGCCACCCTCAAGGCTATCAAGAAGAGCTGAATTACACATGGTTTCAGACTTGCCAGTGCCAAATCCAGCGATGAACGCCGGGAATTTACACTTAAGGTCCAGGTATCTGGCCTGCGGCTCAGTTACTGTTACTCTTATCTGCACTAATCACCTCTATCTGCACCTTATGGATTGCCCCGTCACCATCTGCGCCTTCAGATTCCGGTTTATCTCTCCAAAGTTTTGGCTGTCTATTCTTTAACCAAAAAATCATTGATGTAGGGTCTGGCGGGTATCTCTTGATTGTTGGTGTGATTACAATTTCACCATTTACAGCCTTGATGTCGTCTTCAGGATGCTCATAGCCGGTAGCTCTACTGAACAGAGCTTGAGCAACTCGCGCGTCAGCAATTTCCTTTCCTCGCCTTAAGGACTCAAGAAACGACGGGTGTTTGTGCTTCCATGCATTTATTGTTTGCTCGCTCACATCAAAGAAAGTGGCAAGTTGCTTGTCAGTAGCTCCAAGCAGGCAATAGTTGTACGCCTGCTCGTCGTACTCAGGTTTGTATTCTGTCGGTCGCCCGATTGGTTTATCTGACATAATTCACCTCTTGATATTTATGTTTATTCTATCACAAAGGCAAAAAATAACCCGCACAAGGCGGGTTAAAGGTTGGGTGATGATATGAGTGAAAGCAATGGTGGTTATGCGCTTATTGTACACCATCATTATCACGCTTGCCAGCATAGCACCATGCATTTTCATCACTAGTCTGCACATGAACTACTTCAAGCGCATCAGGGAATGTCTTTGCCACTTTCGCGATAAAATCGTCAAGCTCGTTCTGCTTTGCGAGGTGCCATACTTTTGCTTTAGTTGTTTGCATTAGCAAAAGCCCTAGTTGAGCACATGCACTTAATGTCATGCACACCACTGTCAGGCACAACCTCAATTCGATTGCCGAGCTGCATCATCATGTAATGGCAGGTCATCATACCGTCCCAGTATCGTTTCCACATGAATTCCATTGCTTCATTGATATCGTCAAGCATAATGTTGCCACTCCTTTTTAACCCATGCTATGCGATTCTTGTTGGTGTGAATCATTCCTCTTGCGCTTTCTGTTAAATATGGTAGCTCTCTGTTGTTAAACGGGTAGTCACCATTAAGTCCAGCTTTAATGAATTGCGATCGCATTAACTTTCTTGCCTGCTCCCTTTCCTTTGGTGTTAACCCAATGTCCTTTAAATGCAATGTTAAGGAAACACAAATACCGCAATTACGACTGAACGGCTTACCTTCTGGTGCGCCAGAATCAATCCAGTCTGAGTACGCTTTATAGAAATCAGCTAATTTATTAAACATAATGCACAACTACTGCAACAGTTGCTACAAGTGCCAGCACATAAACAGCAAGGAATATTTTAGCGCCAGTGGTGTATTGGCGTCGTTGGTGTCTGGTCATTCGTCATTCTCCCGTCCGAGATATGAAAGAGATGTAACTGCATGGACTGTGAATCCATCACGGTCAATTAAACCATTCAGCACTTCAAGGTCTTCTTGTGATTTAATCCTGAAGTTAAGCTGAGCAATCCCTGACATTGAAGCCGCCCCATCTTTTGTTATGGCGTGGTAATGATAAATATACATGTTGCTCATCAATACATCTCCACTAAAGCGTGCGCCACATAGAGCGCACTGATAATTAATATGAACGTGTAGTTATTCACTTTTAGCCAGGCTTTCGAATTGCTGGTTGATTGTGTCGAACCAATCAGGAATTAACGCCTGTTTATCTCGCAACGCCTCTTCAAGTTCTGCAATTCGACATCCATCATCAATAGCCTGGTCTTGCATATGCTTTATTTCATCCAGAAGCGCCAGCACAATGTGTGGCGTTATCAGGGACTCAAATTCGGCAACAGCTTTCTCGCCTCGCTTGTAATTATTAATCCCACCTAAATCTTTCGCGTTCTGCGCCGCCTCACGCAGTGCCTGATAGTCAATCTTGTTCACTTGTTGCCTACTTTGCTGGGCTTTCGAATGTATCAAACTCAAACAACTTAACTACGTCATCAAACAGGACATAATCGCCATCAGAATCTTCAGTCATGTCAGCGCCACAATCCTGACCGAACGAGTCACAACCATCCATATCAAGCTCGTATCGCCTGAGTTTTGCGATATTTGATAAATTCAGCACCAGTGCAGCAAGGTCATAAACCTCTTCTGCGGTATATCCTGCACCATGCCCATACACTTCAATACGGGATATTATTTCTTCTACACGTTGCTTTGTGATTGTCATACCCTTACCCCCAGAATTTCTTCGTAATAACCATCTTCTTCAAACTCAATCTTTGCGATTTTGAGCGCATCCTCATCTGTGATGTCAATCGCTTTGAATTTGCACTTTGCCAGCACAATGCAGCCGGACAGGATTAGCCACTTATTCCACCAGCGCACTCGCTTGATTGTCCTGATTGCATACATCTTGTTCTGCACAAACCAGAACTCATATGTTTTTACTTTTACCATATCATCACCACTAAAAATAAGAGCGCTGAATCGTGTTCAGAACACGATAATCAGCTCATCCATTACTCTACGCTTACCTTCACCATTAAACACACGCACAACGCGATTCACGCGGATAGATTCCATTGCATTGCGTGCCTGCTTGCTCATAAAGTTCTGCGCGCCAACGTGACCGAGTTCCGGTTCCAGTTTCTCGCGACGATAGATAGTCTTTGCCATTTGTTAAACCTCATAAGAGTTAATGATTGCCTTAATGCGACGGCGATACCACTGCATGATGTGTTCGTTATGCCAGTTGCTCATTTGTCACTCCTTATACCCTGATTTTGAAACTGCCACTGAGATAATGATGAATGCCACGATAACCAGACTGGAGATTAGTTCGACTGTTGCGCCAGTCATTTGCTTAAACCATACGCAGAGATTAAAGCCTGCATTGCTGCGTTCCAGAATGCGTCGGCAGGAATGCTGTTGTTTGTGCGCTCAACTGCAATGCGCGCCATAGTTTGTGCATCTTTAAATTCTTCACGGTTTTTGATTTTCATCTCTTCACCCTCGTTTGTTTCGATGAGTTCAATCTACATCAGTTGTGATTCTACGTCAACAGGAATGCATTAAAAACGTGCCCGTGGGGTAAATTTTTGCCCGTGGGGCAGGTCTTGGGGCAGGTCTGTTGCCCCACGTTTTTCATCGTAAATTATTGATTTGAATGTTTTTATTTTTCGTGGGTAAAAAGGGTCAGATTTCACACACATCCCCTTATAAATATATTCAAATAATCCATTTGT